CGTTGCTTCTGTTAAATAATTAACATCTTCAACACGTTCTCTGATTAGTTTCATTTTAAGCCGCATCCAAATCTGTTGAGTAAGTTGCTGTCTTAGATAATTGTAGAATTAAAGTTCCACCTGTACCTGAGTTTGTTACATAAATGTTTGATGTTGCAGTGTTGGCAATAGTAATATCACCTTGAGTAAAAGGTAAATAATTATTACCTTCAAGTTCTAAAACTAGAACACCTGATGTGTTGTTACCACGATACACTCTCCAAAAACCATCTGTTGATGTAACTACTGCGCCAATTGATGCTGATGTAATAGTTTCTGTTGCTGTATTTGTTGATAGTTGTGATAGTGCAATCAGTGTTGCTGTATTGCCAACAACTGTAACTGTTGACTTAGAACGTTTTGCGTTTACAATTTCGTATGGCATTTATCGTATTCCCATTGATTTGCGGCGGCGCATAGACATCTTTCTCTTTAAGAGTGTTCTGCCTAATTTTGCTCTACCTTTTGTTTTCCAATATCTTTTAAGCTTTCTTGCTTTATTAATTCTCTGAATAGCTGGCACACGTCTAACTGTATTGCCAGAAATTCTATAACCTTTAATTGCTGACTTGCGAACATTCTTCTGCACAATAATTCTACCTTTTTTATTACGGCGAATTCTTCTACGAATCTTCACAACTCTACCCATCTTAATACGATTAGGTGTGCCAGCTTCATGTAAATCCTCTACATATGTATTCTCAACCACCATAGGTTTTAATTCTTCTAAAGCACCAGCAGCAATACTATTGAGTTGATTATTGATTAACTCTTTTGCTTCTAATAATTTATTTTGTAGAATTAAATCTATCAAATTCATTTAACTTGTTTCCAAGCAAAGTCTGCGGCCTTTTTCATATGATGATTAGACCTAGACATCATATCCGAGAATTTCTTTTTATTCTCATCATTTAGTGCTTTGTGTACCGTCAATATTGCATGAGCAGTTTGCACATCAATTTTACTTGCCGAACCATCCTTGTGGTTGATTGTGCCGTGTTGATGTGTGTCTTTAATCTTTTGTAGTTTACCAACAACATCTACAGCCTCATCAATTTGAGTTTCTTCAGCTTGTAGTGGTGCATCTACATTTTCTTTATCTGAATAAGGTATACTAAAATACTTCTTTAGACGGTCATTGTAATACAATGCAATTTTAGTATCATTAGGATATAAACGAATTGCTTTGCGTTTTAATACCAAAGTAAATGGTGGGTCACCTTTAAGTGTTTCGGCTTCCACAATTTCTTCTTCTTTTAAATCGTTTTCTTTGCCGTATGCAGTATCACCTACTTTAATTCGGTGTGCTTTTACTTTACGACCAGATGGACCGACTTTATAATCAGAAGTATCTAATATACCTTCTTCTAATTCTTCTCTAACAGCTCTACGAGTTTGTTGAAAAATTTGTTTATTGTTCGTTACAAGGTCAACCATCTTGTTGAATAAGTCTTGCATGATTTGACGGTCTTGTTGGTTAAAAACAGGTCTTTCTTCACCCATTTTAGACAAAATTTTGTGCAAACGATTAATCTGAGATTTGTTTGCCAAACCAGCACGAACAAGCATATCAAACTTCTGATAGTCATGTTTTTCTTCTTCGGTAAGAACGTGTTTGAATTCTTGTAACGACTTCATATTACTCTGTTGGTTCTTCTGTTGCAGGTTCTTCAGTAACTTCTGGTTGTCCACCAAATAGTGTTGAACCAATTTCTTGTTTCTTGGCATCTAATGCTTCAAAAGCACGTGCAGACAACAACTCATCTAAAACATCTTTAGCTTCTACGTTGTTACCTTGACCTACTAAATCTATAAAGTTGCGAACTTGTTCCATAATAATCTCCTTATTTCTTATTTATACCAGTAGAAAACTTTTGTACCATTGCATCAAGTTCTGGTGTTAGCGACTCCGACCCGCCACTTTCCGAAACGTTGTCCTCTGGTGGGTATTGTTCTGCTGAAACTTGTTCTTCTGGTTGTTGGATGGGATTGCCTTGGGCGTCAACAGGATCCCGTGGTCCTTCTTCTTCAATTTGTTTCTCCATTTCTTCAATTTCTTCTTCAGTCATTCTAAGAACATTCTTCTTAACCCACTCAGCTGAGTAGTAACGACCTACGAATGGGTCAATCATAGTGACCATCTGAATACGTTGTTGCAATAATTCTGCATCACGCAATTCTACAAAGTTATTATCTTTTTTATAATCGTAATAGATACTCTCTTTGAATTCTTCCCATTCTTCTCTGGTACAAATGCCTTTAAGAGCTAATTGAATACCTAGGGCATGGTCAAATATCTGTGAGAACTTATTACGAAGCTTCTGGACAAACTTATTGAATTTAAGTTCATCTCTTGTTACTTCAGTTGTGCGTCCTAAACCAACCAGGCCGCCACCTGCGTTTGCTGGATCCATTCTTGAGTATGGCACATTCATTGATTGCAATAACTTCTTTTGGAAGTATTGCACATCGGCCAATTCACCTAAGTTTTGTCCAGCAGGTAATGTTGTAATCTCGGTACCTTTACCACCTTCACGGCGAGGCAACCAAAAATCTTCAAGCATTGACATATGTTTACGGTCATCACGCAACTCACCAGTAGCTGCATCATAAACCATTTTGTTTTTATACTTAATCATAATATCACGAAGATATTGTTCTGCCTTACCTTTTGGTAAGTTACCTACGTCAATATAAAATATACGGCGTTCAGGTGCTCGTGATAAACGATAGATAACAATCGCATCTTCAATCATTCTTAATTGATTTAGAGGCTTGATTGCTTTATGTAAATATGAAATGACGAATGTATTTTTAGCATCCATCAAACCAGAGTTAACATTGATAACTGATTCTGGTGAAATTCTTAGACCTGCGTTTGTGCCAGCAGTGTAATTCTGTGCAGCTGAAGGTCTTTCATTGTAGACGTAGTATTCAGCTGTTGATACAATAATATCTGCACCAGTTTTAGGGTCTTTGCCTTTTTTGATTTCTCTGACCTTACGAATCTTACGTGGGTCAATGTATCGTAATTCTTGTATACCTTCTTTTGAATTCTTCTCATTAACTAATACATGATAGTATAAACGACCATCAATATACCAACGTCTGAAAATATCATCGGCAAGATTATTGAAGTTCATCATCTTCAAAACAGTTTTGAATTCTTCTTCAATTTTCTTTTTGATTGAATCTGGTTGTTTCAAGTTGTCCATCTTGATGTCAACAACTGTACCGTCATCATCGTGTGTGATTGCCTCATCAACAATCTCTGTAACGGCTTGGTCACACTCAGGGTGATTTGCCATTTCACGATATCTTGTGATGAGTTCTAATTCGTTGCGAACAGCACCTTCTAGGTCAACATATGTACCATAGTGTGCGTTCTGTGTGATTGTTACCGCACCATCATCTAATGATTCGGTTGGAAGTGCGAATGAAGCCTGTTCAGGTTTTTCTTTCTGAACAATATCTTTATTGCCTAATGTGAAGCCAAATAGTTTGATTGCAGCCACTTATTTTGTCCTTTAATTCATAATAAAAAAAGTAAGGGAGAGATTAACTCTCCCTATACTTATGCTACGTTGTCCTCAGCTGATTCCCACCACTGATATGATAGAGTTACTGTAAACTCTTCAATAACATCATTTGAACCCCAATCAACATCAATTGGACTCAAATCGGTTGGGAATACACCGATAAACTTATACTTCTTCAATGTGTTGCCACCTTTACCAAACTGTGTAACACCTGCATCAACAGTATAACCGTTAGGTGTTGCAGCGGCTGGGTTGCGAACATTAAGTGCATGACTATTCATACCATTCATCCAACGCTCAAATGCGTTACGAATAATGAAATCTTCGTCATTAATAACTGAAATCGTCCAGTCTGTAAAAGTTCTGTTACCCGCAAACTTTAATTCACGACCAAAATACTGCACAGGTACCGTATTAACAGTTGAACCTGGTAATTGTGCAGTCTTACACATAAATGTTAATTTTTGTTGTGCGTTTCCTGGTAGTGCAAAAGTGGGAAACGGCATACTCACCTCAAATAAATTTGGGCGGGCACCGTCTCCAACCATCTGAGAGCGGAATTCGTTTACATTAAATGCCATTTAATTTCTCCTATCTCTCTATTTATTAGAACTGTCCAACAACTTCATCAAAACTTACACCAGTGCGAACTGCCACAAAGTTAAGTTGAATAAAGTTGATAGAACGGGCTGGTTTGATGTAGATATCTCCTACAAACTCGTTGCGGTCAATTACTTCAGCTGTATTATTTGTATTGTCACAAACAACACGGAAGTCAAAAATACCACGGCGACCTTGAACATCACGCAAATACGGCTCTACTAAGTTAACGAAAGCTGCACGTGTGAACTCGTCATTGAATTCAAACAATGAAGAACGAGCTGCCTTAGCAATTGCCTTCTCTAATACAATGAATAGACGGCGAACATTGATGCGGTCAAATGCTGATGGACGAGATAACAATGTCTTGTCACCATAAAGAATTGTGCCTTCACCTGGGAATGTTACAACAGGATTTACACCTTTCTTGTATAGTGAATCTCTTTCAGCTTTAGTAGGATTCCAAGCAAGTTTAACTACATTCTTGATAATACCACGATTTAGACCAGCTGGTGAGAACCATGGGTCACGTTGAACATCGGTACGAACACATAGACCAGCAATATCACCGTTCAATGGAATCCAACGGTATACATCGTTGTATTTGTCGTATTGATATTTCCAACCTGAATCCATAACTGCATATGAAGATGAAGTTAATGTATCACGGAAACCAGTCACGTTTGTTGTTTCTGAACCTACGGCATCAACAACATCTGATAACTCTGGTGAAAGGAATACTAAACAATCTTTGCGTGATTCGGCAATGCTTGTTACGTAGTTAGGAATTGTATTACCTGATGGTGCACCTGTCATTAACAATGAAATGTCAATAGCATCCGGATTTGCAAACAAGTCATATGCTCGTTGTAAATCACCATTTGTTGGAGCAACATCAACACCACCTGATAGTGTGTATGTTAAAGCAGCAGTCATGTCTGAATAACCACCGTTAGTAAATGCAGCTGAAGAAGTTGTTCCCCAATCTGTACCTACTGAAGGGTGACTAGTCCACCACAAATACTTAGAACGATTGTTAACAACATCTTTGTAGTAGTTGCTTGAACCATCACTGTTTTTAGCATCTGAAGCTTTAGACACATAACCAAATTTTTCTAAAACTGTATTTGCTGTACCTGAAATTTGACCAGTAACGTCAATTACAATAATGTGTAATTCGTCATCTGTCAAACCTTTGTCTGTAGCAAACTCTGATGTTCCTGGTACAGATGAGAATTCAGCTGCATATGTCCAAGCGGCATTGAAAGCTGTGTTTGCATCAACCATTGAAACTTTAATTGAGTTACCTAGGTAACCTGGATATTTTGCACAGAATACATTTGAACCTGAACCAGATGAATGGTTTTGTTCATAGTCTGTTCTGTTTGTTACATTGATTCCTGTACCTGATGTTGTTGCGTTTTTTGCAGATGTATTAGCTGCACGAACAACTCGCAAATCTCCACCATAAGATAGGAAGTTTGCTGAGGTGAAAAACCCTGTAAATGTATTAGCGTCTGGTTTACCAAATGTATCAACTAGACGGACCTCATTAGGAATAATAGTTACTTCGTCAACTGGTCCCCAAGCGAAAGCACCGGCAAAACCACCAGTAGTTGTACCAACAGCAGGAACTACTGTTGTTAAATCTACTTCGGAGACGTTTACTCCTGGTGATAATTGAAAAGCCATGTTATGTTCTCCTTTGAATATTCATAGAACTTATTTCATCATTTTATTGTATATTTATGTTTTTATAGATTTGAAGGATAATAACCTGGTGGTAACATAGGTTTATCATCAGACTTATTGGTCGTCCAAACATCTTGTCCGTCTGCATAAATCTCTTCTTCACTACCATCAATAATAAAACCAAATGGTGTGATGTTTTCTTCAATGTTTTTAATCTTATCTTGATACATTGCTTCACGAATGTTGATATTGTTCAAATCTCTAAAGTAAGGATTTGTAGATAACCAACTGAATAAAACTAACGGCATAACAAGGTCGTCATGATAACCTTCATCTGCCTGATAACTATCTTTTACTTGAATAAAAGTAGACAATTCTGATATAATATCAGGGTCATTAATGATTAACTTTCTTTCTTCCATCAATGATTTGAATGTAAAACATCCAATACGTTTAACCTTTTTATCAGTAACAACACCATATTGTGCTTTACCACCACCAAAACCACCAGAAACTATCTGTCCTCGTTTACTGTCACGGTTAACAAATAGTATATTTTCATATTCCAGTTCGTTATACATGATGTGTGCAACTTGTTCTGATGAGTTAATCTCAATTAAAACATAAGCCATATTATAGTCATGTGCAACCTTATGTATGACCGTTGGGTAAAGCATAGGGGCAATCTTGTTATCTCTATACTTACCTACAAGTTTATATGGAACTTCAGTAATGTCTATGATTACAAAGGCTGAATAGTCACCACCAACACCTTTTGCCGTGTCTGCTATGATACAATATGTGTGTGGTTTGACAACAAGTTTTTCATCATCATCTCGTTGACCTTTGATTGGCCATTCATACAAATCCAAACCGTCTTTTGAATATACTGTTGGACAAGTAGACATCCATTCAATGGTGTCTGAGTTAATCAATGTTAAACTTGAACCTAAGAACTTACATAGAACCTCTTGGTTATACTTTAAGTCACCAAGTTGTCTGCGTTGTTCTTCTGCCCATTTTTCATCTCTACCTGGAATCTCATGGTAAGGAATGAACATAGGAACAAAGTCGTTGTTCTTATTAACTGCATCATTCCAAAACTTCCAGAAATGATTATAACCTAATGGTGTTGAAGTAATCAGAATCTTTGTTGTGGTACCAGCAGAGATAACTGGATATACCGCAGTAAAGAAAGCATCAGCAATATTGTTTGGAATAATTGCAGCCTCGTCAATATATAACATATTAACAGACTTACCACGAATACCTGATGCGGTAGTTGCAGCCGTAAATACTTTAGAACCGTTTTCCAGTTCTACGTCACCTTTATTCCAGTTTCTAATGCCTTGTTGCATCCAAATAGGAAGATGTTCATACATTAACTGGTAACGTGACATA